TCGAAGATTATGCGCCATTCGTCGGGAAAAAACGGCTATTCATGGGTCGAATTGCGATAGAGCGTATAACGGATCCTTTCCTATAGTACGGTACCAAAAAAGGGGTAAAGTGCCTTAAAACGGCTAAAAATGCGTCATGGCACGCCGATCAAAAAAGCAAGAAAAAAAGCAAAAAGTTTTTAACACGTTATCAACGATCCGTGCCCGTGTCCGCGTCTACGATATTAGAAGCACAATTCCAAATATTTCGAACGAAAGTTATCAACACGTTATCAACAGCTAAGTGTATAACGTACACTAAGGGTAGGGGGTGACCACCCACCCACCCCGTGTTCGTGGGACCGTCGGCGGGCGGGTCTTTTCTTTGTGCGCCTGACAACGGGGCAGGGGGAGTCAAAACTCACCCTAATGTCACCTTCGGGGGTTTTTTCGTCACCCAGATCAAGGGGGAGGGGGGTGACATAGCGTCAAATGGGTGACATACAAGAGGCTACATCACCCAAATACTCACCCAGGAGGAATCCAACAGGGCCAAGGGATGTAGGGCGTTTGGGTGAGAAGGTGAGATAATTTTATTAAAAAGATATCTGAGTGCTTTTTGCACTTAGGAAAAACTTTCGAAAAAAAAGTCACCCTCGTCACCCTACATTTGTTTTATGAACTTAAGACGCACATCCAGGAAGAAACCTTGGATAGCAAAAAAGCAAGGGAGGAACCGTAGGGACCTGGACTCTGGCAGGCTGGTGAGGCCGTTCGAGGGGGTAGCCAGCAACGGTTTCTACAAAACGCCGCAGTGGAGAGCCACCAGGGAGGCCGTGCTGCACCGTGATGCCATTTGCCAATGGTGCCTGCACTTGGGGCACGTCACTCCAGCCACGGAAGCGGACCACGTAATCCCACTCAACAGGTGCGACAACGGGTACGATCAGACCAACATAGTGGGCAGCTGTAGAAGTTGTAACGCGAGAAGGGCCTCATATGAGGCCAACGGTGTTAGGTTTGAGTCGTTCGAACATTGTGTCAAGTACATGCGAAAGAAACTTTACGGAAATGAGGATTCAGGTAAACAGTCTGGGTTGGACCAGGTCTGAGAGGGAAAGCTTTAAGAGTTCACTCTCTGATATGGCTCGCGAGTTCAAGTGCAACATTCGTGTTCTAGATGGCGTAGACAATAGCGACAAGATGGTTGTGGAGACGGATGACGAGAGCGTTGTCTTTATGCTAACGGACCAGGGGCTTGTATGAGAAAAAAGAAGGTGAGTAACAGGGCGGATTCTAAATCAAGTAAGCAATTGAATAAAAAGTCAAAAGCGAAGCCACGAGCAGAGAAAAAGTACACTCATGCTCAAATGAAGAAGAAAGTGGACGAGTGGTGTAGTAAATTTGTTCGCTGGAGCGCTGCTGACGAAGATGGTTTCGCCAAGTGTTACACCTGCTGCAAGGAGGATCACGTCTCCAAGTTGCAGGCCGGGCACTTCGCCAGTCGTCGGCACTTGAATACCCGATGGGACCACGAGTGGAACATAAGGTGTCAGTGTATAAGCTGCAACCTTTACTCCCAGGGCGTACAGTGGGTGTTCGGTCAGGCCCTGGATAAGGAGCGCCCAGGTGTATCTGCCGAGGTAATGCGACGCTCCAAACAACTAAAAAAGTTCAGCATGCCTGAGCTTCGAAAGATGTATGAGTGGTACAAACAGAAGTGTGAAGAGATAGCGAAAGTTAAAAAGGTCAGAATAAAAAAAAATTAAATTATGAGTTTACGTAAGGCTCACAAGTCGGTGTACGAGGTGGTTCGTGCCGCTCTCGATAGCGACAGCACGTTGTCACATATTAAGGCGTCAGTAGGTGTTCGGTTTCAGGGCGAGCAAAACCCGGAAGTTATTATTCAGCAGTCAAGCTTTGACATCAACGATTTGAACACGGCTGACTATGGTGCGTTTGAAATCTCTGTATTCTGCTACTCGAACACATACACCGAGGCTTCAAAAATAGCTGATACTGTTTTTGCATACGTCAATCAAAATCAACTTTACAGTCTGGTAGAGGGCGAGGAAACCACCTTGTATCACCTCAAGAATCTGGACCTTTTTCTCGAATTTTACGATGAAGATGGGTATGAGGCGAACGTGCTAATCCGTGCAATTGAAGCGTAATGGCAAAAAAAATATTGTCTCAAGTAAAGGAGGAGCGATTTGTTTCGCGCCCAGGCATCCACGCCAAAACCAAAACATCCAACCACAAGCGTTCTAAAAAGTACAAGAAGAAGTACCGAGGCCAAGGACGCTAACCCCAAGCTATGGCAAATAAAAATACGTTACTACAAAAAATGAGAGAGGCAACCTCGCCTGCGAAGGATGAGGTGGCTAAGGTTTTGCGATCTGACGCTAAAAAAACGTCAGAACTCAAGCCAATCGTTAGTTTGGACCACGAGGGTGAGCGAATGTTCACCATGGTGTTAGACTACCTTGACGAGACCGGGCTGCTCGAAAGTGTGGACGTGGTGACGATTACGATGCTCGCTAAGAACCTGTCTATGTTCGTTATGCTGTCACGGGAAATCCAGACGATTGACGACATAGTGCAGGTATATGAGAACGGATCGTCCAATGTTAGTGGTAAAATGACCGCATTATCAAAGGTTCAGGGCGAAGTGAGCAAACTTTCTGCCAAGCTAGGTCTTTCGCCTATGGACCGCGCCCGCATGATGGGCGCCGCAGTAAACGCCGCCGCTGCCAACAGCAAGCGTGCTGAGGGGGACGAAATCGACGACCTTGTCTAAAAACACAAAACGACTCAACAGGATGTGGGACTACGTCGAGGGAGTGCTCGATGGGTCTGTTGTGGCCGGAAAGTACGTAATTAAAGCGTATGAGCGGTTCACCCGTGACCTGGAGCGCCAAGGCGACGAGGATTTCCCTTGGGTGTTCGACTTGGAGGTTGCGGCCAAGTATGTGGCGTTCATAGAGACGGTTTGCGTCCACACGCGTGGCGAATGGGCAGGTAAGCCGTTAATCCTTTCCCCGTGGCAGGTCGCGTTCATAGGGCAGATTTTCGGCTGGGTACACAAGGATGACGTGAAAAAGCGTCGTTTTACCACCGCACACTTCTTTGTTGCGCGTAAATCTGGTAAATCTCAACTCGCGGCGGCCATCATACTTGCGATGGCTGTCCTGGACGATGACGGTGCCGGTCAGTTTGTTACTGCGGCCACGAAGCGCGATCAGGCGAAGGAAGTGTTCGATGAGATACGCCGATGCGTCAAGCGCTCGCCTCCCCTCACGAAGCGGTTCACAGCCAACAGACAGGAGATTCACGGTCCAAAAGACTGTATAATTAAGCCATTGTCGTCCGATGCCAACACTTTGGACGGTCTGAGTTTGAACATAGGCTGTGTCGATGAGATGCACGCGATGAAGGACGGTGAGCTGTACAGGGTACTCGCGTCATCGATGGGTTCGCGTAAGTCACCGCTCATGCTCGCCATTTCCACCGCTGGCTTCGTGCTGGACGGCGTGGCTACCGAGTTTGTAAACGGTGGTAAAAAGGTGCTGGACGGTACCGTGAGCAACGAAAACCTGCTGTTTCTGTGCTACGAGATAGACAAAGAGGAGGGTGACGAGTGGGATGACCCCGAAGCTTGGAAGAAAGCAAACCCTGGATTGGACGCTTCCATTTCTATGGAGTACCTGCACAAGCAGTGCAACAACGCCAAACTGTACGGCGGTCGCACGATCACAGAATTTATGGTCAAGCACTGCAACCTTTTCGTCGGAGCGCAAGATATATGGATAGAGGACGACTTGTGGATGGCTGAGGAGAACATCAAGCAGCCGTTTAACGCGGACGAGGAAAAACTGGATGCGTATATCGGGCTGGACCTCGCGGCCACGGATGACATGACTGCGTTTAGCGTGGCTGTTGGCGACCCCGACCAGGGAGTCCAGATATCCAACTACTACTTCCTTCCAGAACGAGCTGTGCAGCGCCGATTGGAGAAAGACGAGACGCATATCTACGCCCACATAGAGGAATATGACAACGTGATTGTGACTCCGGGTAACGTCACTGACTATAACGTGATTAGAAGGATGCTCAGTGGGCACTACGTGATGGACGGCAAGGTTCAGTACGACCCAGACAACCTTTCGGAGAAGTACAACATCAAGGGCGTGGCGTATGACCGTTGGAACTCGTTAAGTCTAATCCGCGACCTGGACGGTGACGGCGTCCCGTGCGACCCGTTCGGTCAGGGTTACGCTTCTATGTCGTTCCCATCTAAGTTTTACGAGAAGCTGGCGCTAGAGGGCAAGCTGCACCACGGCGGCGACGAAGTTCTGCGCTGGATGATGAGCAATGTCCATCTAAAGCTCGACCCCAGCGGCAATATCAAGGTTGATAAATCTAAGTCTGGAGATAAGATTGACGGGGTGGTTGCGGCGATCATGGCGATAGGCGAAATGCTCACTTTTGAAGAGGACGAGACGCCACCAGATTTCGAGTTCTTTATGTCTGTCGTAGGAACGTAGCAAAAAATTCGTTCAGTAGCGCATCGGCTGTATTACTTTCGCGCTGATGCCCAAAGAACGCAATCTATTTCAACGTATTTTCGGCCTGAACAAGGAAGAGCGATACCAAGCGCCAATCTTCCCGACCCAAGCCCACACAGGCTGGTTGAGCACCATTGTGAGCGACACGAGTCTGGCCTCTGGTCAAGACACGCTGACCCTTTCTGCTGTATACGCATGTGTAAGTAAAATTGCTGACACCATCGCCTCTATGGGATTGACTGTTGAGCAGGTGGACGCCGATGGCATTCGTCGCCCTATGCCTGACCATCCGGTCACTCGGCTTCTGGCTGTCGAGCCGAACCCTATGATGGGCGCGTATGAGTTCTGGCAGATGATCGTGAGCGATGCGTTGTTGTACGGCATCGGCACTGCGCTTATCCTCGACGATGAAATTTACTGGTTGCCTGCCACAGAAGTTCACTCTATGGTAGAACCTGACGGTTCGCGATGGTATACCTACACGGGTTCACCAACGAAGATTCCTCAAGACCAGATTCTCGAAATTAAGGCGTTCCGTGGGAAGAACCCAACCAATATCCAAATCCAAAACCTCAACACCGCCAAGTCGATTCAGAATTTCGGCAGTACGTTCTTTGAAAACGGCGGGATGCTCGGCGGCATATTGACTACTAAAGAGCCGCTAACAATCGAGCAGATGAGGGAGGCCAGTGAGCGCTGGAAGCAAGAGTTTATGGGCAAGAAAAACGCTCATAAGGTCGCTATCTTGGGGGGTGGCTTTGCTTACCAGCCGCTCTCTGTGCCTTTGGAGCAACTTCAGTTCCTAGAAGTTAAGAAGTACACGGCTGAAGAAATCGCACGATTCTTCTCTGTGCCGCCTGCCATCATCGGAATGGAGGGCAACTCATCTTATGACAACTATGAGCAACAAACACTGCAATTTTCGCAAGGGACAATTCTGCCCTGGGTGCGCCGAATCGAGCTTGAAGTCGAGCGCAAAGTCCTACGAAACAACGACGAGCTTTCATGCAGGTTCGACGTCGACTCACTACTACGTGCCGACTCCGCCTCGCGTGCCAGCTACTATCATTCCCTCCTCTCTGATGGAGTTTTATCGATCAATGAGGTGCGAAGTAAAGAGGGGTTGGCGCCTGTTCAAGGAGGTGACAATCACCACATTCAACTTAATCAAATACCGCTTTCTTCTATGGCTGACTACGCCGCTACTGTGGCTTCTCAAGGCAGTCAACAAAGCTCTGACGGAGTGGACAACCAAGCGATGATGAACTTAGAACAGGAAGATGAATAAACTAGTAATCAAAAAATGCAAGAGCGCGGAGGAGTTTGCAAAGGAATTTGACAACATGACTCCTGGCTCCCAGCGCATTCCGTCTGGCACATTTGCTGACGTATGGGAAAACGGGGGCGTTGTCCGAGTAGGAAAAGCTTTCTACGAAATTGAAATTAAGGCTCCAAAGGCCAAGAAAGCTACGCCAAAGAAAAATGGCTAAGACTTACGGCGGATATCCACAAGCGGCCAAGAACCGCGCCAAAGCTGCCTTGAAGCACAAGGAAGAGAAAGGAACGAGCTGTGGGACCAGCGTGGGCTGGACTCGTGCTCGGCAGTTGTCTACAGGTCAAAGTTTGACCCTGTCTACAATTAAGCGTACCTTC